AGGCTTTCGCATACCGTACGGACTATCACCTTTGGAGTGTAGCAATGCCGGGCGCAGCTTATCCTAAACCTGACAGTCAAAGGCAAAGGCGCAATGCTCCAACCTTTGATTGGGTAAAGCTTCCGGCTAGCGGTAATCCCAATCCCGCACCGCCAATGCCGCCAGGCAATTGGCATGAGGGTACGCAACATTGGTGGCGAGTGCATTGGAGTCATCCATGCGCAACGCAATGGCGCACCGATGATCCGGCGCATGAGCGCTTGGCGTTGTTGCACGAGGGGCGTTGGCGTTACAACGTCATTCCCAATGGCCCTACGCTTTCCGAGATGCGGCAGCTAGAGGACAGACTCGGCCTAACTCCAAAGGCAAGACTGCAATTGCGTTGGCTCATCCTCGATGATGACGGTAACCCAACGGACCAACCGCTTGCCGTTGTTCGGGAGATGCCCAAGAATGAGCGAAAGCGAAGCGATCCGCGCCAGTGATTGGGTAGGACCTTGGCCTAGCATCGGCTTTGAGGTTTGCGACTACATAGAGCAAACGCTTGTGCATGGTCCAGGTCCGATGCAAGGCGAACGCCCTAAGCTTACTGAGGAAGAGGTGCGCTTTATCCTCAGAGCCTATGAGGTGCACCCTCGTGCGCTTTGCGGTAACCCTCGCTGCACTTGCTCTGCCCGTGTCGGATTGTTCCGTTTCACTTGGGCGGATTACGTCAGGCTCAAGGGTGCTCGCAAGAGCGAGCTAGCCGCGTGGCTTGCGCACGTTGAGTTGCATGGGCCGGCTCGGTTTGCCGGTTGGGACGCGAGCGGCGAGCCGGTAGCGGCACCGTTGCGGGCGTTGCATGGCGTATCCGATATACCCTTTGCCGCCACCTCAGAGGATCAAGCAGAGGATACCGCTTGGTCGACGTTCTACTATGTCGCTCAGCATTGCGACTATTCCCATAACCTCGACATCAATCAACGTAAGGTGTGGGATAACGTAGGCAGCGGTAACGCTCGCGTTGTGACCTCAAGCTCAATCGCTCGTGATGGCGGTCGCCCAACGTGCACCGTTGTTGAGGAGCCGCACCTCTGGCATAGCCGAGAGTTGCGCGACCTCTTTAAGACGCTTGACCGCAACCTCGCAAAGCTTGGTGCTAACGATCCTCACGGATTCAAGGTAAGCACAATGTTTAAGGCTGGCGAGAATAGCGTCCTAGAGGATGACTACAACGCCAGCCTTGCCGACGATGAGTCATTGCTTTGGGATCATCGGGGAGCGACTAGCAAGCTCAGCGCCAAGCGGGATGAGGACATTCGGCGCGGCGTGCGCGAGGCGATAGGCGATGCCTATTGGCTTGATGAGGAGCGCATCGTACGGCAATTTAAACGCGATCCGATCGAGGGTATTCGCTATTGGTGGAATCGGCGCAGCGTCGATGTCACGAGGGCGCTTGATCCTGACGATTGGCTCTGCCTCGCTGAGCCTAGAGACGTTTCCGATGGTGAGGCATTGGTGCTCGGCTTTGACGGCTCGATGTTTGACGATTGCACCGCCCTCTCTGCCCGTTGCCTATCCGATGGCTACTCATTTCCGCTTGGCGTCTGGCAACCGTCTGGCGCCGATGATGGCGTTAGCGAGCTATTCGCTTTGGTGGACGAAACGCTACGGCAAGCGTGCGAGCGCTGGCGAGTAGTGCTCATGTTTGCCGATCCGCCCTACTGGCATGATGAGCTTGGCAAATGGCGCGCCAAGTATGGCGACAAAGTGATAGTGCCTTGGTGGACCAACCGCGATACGCAAATGGCTTGGGCAACGCACCGTTGGCACTCAAGCATCATGGCGAAAGCATGGCGGCATGACGGTAACCCAACGGTTGCTACTCACGTCGCCAACGCTCATCGTCGTAACGTCCGTGTGACTATCGAGGAAACGGTCGCTTGGGTCCCGCGCAAAGAGCGGCCTAAGTCGAGCGCAAAGATAGACGCTTGCGTTACCGACATTCTGAGCCATGAGGCTCGATACATAGCGATTTCCCAAGGTGCGCTAGAGCGGCTTAACCGCACGAGCGACCGCACGCTCTACTCATTCTAGGAGAGCCAATGCCAAATAACGATTGGTGGCTCAAGCACCTTGGCGAACGCCTTGATCGACAAGTCTCTACGCTCAAGCGTTGGGATAGCTACTTTGACGGCTCGCAACCCTTGGCTTTCACAACGTCCAAGTACCGCAAAGAGTTTGAGTCGATGGTCAAGAGCATTAGCGATAATTGGATGCCGCTACTCATCGAGGCAGTAAACGAGCGCTTGCACGTCGATGGCTTTCGCTTTGGCGAGAATCCCGCTGCCGATGATGACGCTTGGCTCATTTGGCAAGCCAACGGGTTGGATAACGAGAGCGAGCTATTGCATCTCGACGCCCTCAAGTACGGTTGTGCATACGCGATGGTCTGGCGAGATGAGGAAACCGACTCGCCATCGATCACGGTTGAGCATCCCTCAGAGGTAACCGTTGTGCATAGCGCCGGCTCGGCGCGTAAGCGCTTGGCGGCACTCAAGCGTTGGATTGATGACTATGAGGATACGCGTTGGTGCGTCCTCTATCTGCCCGATCAAATCCTCAAGTACCGCACAAAGGATAAGGCGAGCGTTGACTATGTGCTCGCTGAGCGCATCGACAATCCGACCGGGCGAGTGCCGGTCGTTGCATTCCGCAACCGGCAGAATACCAAGGGCGACTATCGCTCTGAGCTTGACGGCTTTACCTCGACGCAGGATCAAATCAATAAGCTAGTGGCAGATATGATTGTCGCCAGCGAGTTTGGTGCGTTCCGGCAGCGTTGGGTTACTGGCCTAGAGGTACCTAAGGACCCGCAAACGGGTAAGCCAATTGAGCCGTTCGAGACAAGCATTAACCGTTTGTTTGTGGCACCGCCAGCCGATGCCCGCTTTGGCTCATTCGAGGCGACCGACCTCAAGCACTACATAGACGCGATCACGTCTCGAATTCAAAGCTTGGCGTCTCGGTCGCGCACGCCACCTCATTACCTCTTGGCGTCGGGTGTGTTCCCCAATGGCGAGAGCACCAAAGCGGCTGAAACTGGCTTGGTCGCAAAGGTGCGGTCGCGCATGCGCTCGTTTGGTGAGTCTTGGGAAGAGGTCATGCGGTTGGCATTTGCCGTCATCGGCGACGGGCGCGCCGATGAGGTCAAAGCCGAAACGATTTGGGCCGATCCTGAAAGCCGCACCGAAAGCGAGCATATCGACGCTCTCGTTAAGCAATTGGCTCTAGGCGTACCGAAAGAGGCGCTATGGGCGGAAGCCGGTTATACGCCCGTGCAAATTGCGCGGTTCAAGGTGCTTGCTCAAGAGGAAGCCATTACGGCAGGCATGGCACAACCGATCCAAGTTGCTGCCATCGCGCCACGGGCATTGACGGTTGGCAGCAATGAGCCAAGCTCAAGCAACGGCTCTAGCGTTAACGCATAACAACCGCTCGCTAGCGCTTGTCGAGCAAAGCCGTACCGTCATGGCACGGACCTTTGCCGCTACGGTCAACAATCCGAGCGATGGCGTCTTGGTGCCGTTCGTCGAGCGAGCCGCAGCGGTCGACAATGCCTACCGACAAGCGGGCGCCAGAGCCGGCGCCGGCTATGTCCAAGCGTATGAGCGGGCAATCACGGGTGAGCAAGCGTCCAACCCGATCGACCTCGCTGAGGTCCGCCAGGGCGTGCGTAACGGCTTGCCTCAAGCCGACCTCTGGCAGCGCCCGGTCATTCGCTTGCGGCGGCTCCTAGCCGACGGTATGCCGCTCTCAGACGCCCTCGTGCGCGCCGGCGCCTATGCGGGTGACCTCCAAGCGGCGAATACCGGCATGGCCCTACGCAACGGCAGCGCAGCGGCAATGGATGCCTCGCCTCGCATTGTCGGCTACCGGCGCGTGACCAATGCCGGCGCATGCGAGCTATGCCTACTCGCCTCAACGCAGCGGTACACGACCGGCTCACTCATGCCGATGCATGGCGATTCTTGCCATTGCTCAACCGCACCGATCATCGGCAAGCGTGATCCCGGTCATGTGATCGAGCCGGAAATGCTTGCTGAGCTAAAGGCGCTTGGCATCGATAGCAAGGCGTCGGCATTGGCGGCATATGCCGAGCGAGTCAAGGTGCGAGAGCATGGCGAGCTAGGTCCGCAATTGACTTACGCGAGCGAGAGCTTTACCGGCCCTAGCGACCTACCCGCTAAGGCGAGAGCAAAGTTGCCTAAACGATAGGGAGTAACGCCAATGGCAACCGGTTGGTCCGCGTACGCGGCGAATGCAATCCTTAATGCGGCTTGCAACAATACCGCATTCCAAGTCGCTCAACTTTATATCCAATTGCATACCGCTGAGCCGGGCACTGCCGGCAGCACTGCCATTGCCGGCAATGAGGTGCGCAAAGCCGTGAGCTTTGGCGTTGCCGCTAGCGGCGCCATTGCGAATGACGCTGCCGTGCAATGGTCAACGAGCGAGGTTGACACAAGCGAGGATTATTCGCACTACTCTTTGCATGATGCCTCAAGCGCTGGCAACTTTATTCTGTCGGGTGTGCTTACCGCCAATCCGGTCGTAACCGCAGATACGTTCGAGCTTGCCGCGGGCGACATCGACCTTAGCATCGCACTGGCGACCTAATGGCGAAATGGGGTGCGTATAGCACTAACTTTCCGGGTAGTGGAACTACACTGCCGAGCGGGTGGTTTGGCTATGGCACCCGTTCGATTAGCGGCAATAAGTTGCGCTACCCGATCACGGGCAGCAACTACGCTGGCGCTACTCGCTATGGCGATGATCTCCTCGCTAGCCAAATCCTTTGCCGCGTTGAGCCGGGCGCTACTGGCGTATGCGGCATCGACGTCTACGATGGCGGCACTATCCGTGCGCAAATCCAATTCAACGGCGGCACGATTACCTTTAAGGTGAACGGCTCGACGTTGGCGAGCATGGCGTACAACGCTACTGACCATGCTTGGTGGCAAGTGCGTGAGTCTGCCGGCACCCTCTACCTTGAGACATCGCCAACGGGCGCGCCGGGCACTTGGACCACTAGAGGTAGCGCAGCAACGCCAGCCGGTATGGATACGGCAGACGTCGACCTCAACGCGGGTGGCGGCTCTGCCACTAGCGAAGCTGCCTTTAGCGAATTCAACTTGCCGCCAGCGGGCGGCGGCTCAAACGTAACCGGCACAATTAGCACAACGCTTGCCGGCATTACCGCTACAGCGACCGGCACTCGCAAAGTGTCGGGCGTCATCTCGACTGTATTGCCGGGCGTTACCGCTACGGCTCAAGGCACACGGCACGTAGCGGGCGCCATCGCAACCGAGCTACCGGGCGTGAGCGCTACCGCCATCGGCTCGGGAGCGCGACGCGGGACCATCTCAACCGTGCTGTCGGGCGTCACGGCTACGGCTACCGGCACCCGTGGCGTGAGGGGCGCCATAGCGACCGCTCTAGCGGGCGTAGAGGCGACGGCGGTTGCCGGCCCTCGTGCGGTAGCGGGCGTGATCTCAACCGCCCTAGCGGGCGTTGTAGCGGGCGCCACGGGCCGGCGCACGGTGCACGGCTCGATTACGACGGTATTGCCGGGCGTCACCGCGACGGCACGAGGGCCCGCGGTCATCACGCCACCTCAACGGCTGGCGCTCAGCGTGAGCGCTCGCCAATCGCTCGCCCTCACTGCAACGGCGCGCCAGCGCATGACGATTGGGGTTGGCCTATGACGTTCTACGTTGGTCAGGACATAACGGTAACGCTCACTGCCACCAACCTTGATGGCTCACCCGCTGAGCCGGCTGGCGTGAGGTTTCGACTCAAAGCGCCGGGTATCGATGCCTTGACGTTTGAGCTTGGCAGCGATGATGAGGTCACGTCAGATGATGACGGTATGACTTACCGCTTTACGTTTGATGCTGCCGCGCCGGGCAGATATGACGTTAGAGCGGAAACGCTCAATGGTGCCGATGAGGTTGTGAGCGCTACCGAGCAAGCCTTGCTAGTGGCTCGCTCGCGGGTGCTCACCTAACAAACGCTTACGTCGAGCGGTAATCGGCGGTAAGGACAATGCCAGACACACAAACGACAACCGATGCTAACGCCAACGCTGGCGATACCAACGCCAGCGGTGCGAGCCAAACGCAAGCAACAACGACCGATGCCAATGGCGCGACGTCGACCGACAACAAGACAACGGGCGAGCGCACCTTTACGCAGCGCGAGTTGGAATACGAACTAGGCATGCGGCTTGGTCGCGAGCGTGCCAAGTTTGCCGACTACGATGATCTCAAAGCCAAGGCGCTCAAATGGGACGAGGGCGAATCGGCTCGGCTTAGTGACATCGAGCGAGCTACCAAGACGGCAGAGGAAGCTACGCAGCGGGCAACCGCTGCCGAGCAAGCGCTACGTGAGGAGCGTTTGCGAAATGCGATCACGGGTGAGGCGCGCACTGCCGGCGCCATTGATCCCGATGCGGTGTTGGCATTGGTCGACAGAGGTGCTTTAATCAATGCCAAGGGTGAGATTGAAGGAGTAACGGAAGCCGTCGCTACGTTGCTCGAATCAAAGCCCTACCTCAGAGGCACGGCTCGCCCGGCTGGCAACATCGGGCAGCGTGGCAGCACTGAGGCAACGTCTACTAGTGGCGGTCAATTCACTAGGTCCCAATTGCGCGATCCGACTTTCTTCGCGGCAAACCGCGAGGCGATCATGCAAGCCGCTGCCGCGGGTCAAATCGTCGATGACACATAGGACATAACCGCCAATGCCCAACATCACCACCACTACCGCTGCCAACATCATTCCAGAGATTTGGGCGAACGTTGCTCTTGAGTCTCTGCGCGATGCCATTGTGTTGGCGCGGCGAGTCATTCGAGATACTGAGATTGACGCTGCCGCATCGCTTGGCGATACCGTGCACGTCATGGTGCCGGGTACGTTTACCGCCAATAACAAGACGGCAAACGCCAACGTCACGTTGCAGGCTCCTACCGACAACAAGATTGACATTACCCTCGCCAATCACAAAGAGGTGAGCTTCCTCGTTGAGGACCCTGCTCGCATGCAAAGCCTGCCGGGCATTGTCACTGCGCGTATGCGCAATGCGATGATCCCTCTCGCCAATGCCGTGGAAGATTCGCTCTTTGCTCTCTACTCTGGCTTTAGCCAGGGTATCGGTACGGCTGGCACGGACCTCACCAAGGCAACCGTGCTTGAGGCAAAGTCAACGCTTGATGCCGTCAACGTTCCCCAAGCCGGGCGCTTTGGCGTCATCTCGGCAAAGGATGAGGTCGCTTTGCTCAGCGATACCGACCTCGCTGCCTACTTTGCCAACACTAACCCTCAAGGCATTACCGAGGGCCGGATTGGCAGGCTCTACGGATTCGATCTGTTTATGTCCAATCGGGTGCCGGTCGTTGCCGGTACGCCCGACGCGACCAAGAATCTGTTTGGCTCGCCAGAGTCGATGGTGCTCGCCATGCGCACGCTGCCGACCGATGCCAACAATGCCGATCAAAGCTTGGTGACTGATCCGGGTAGCGGTATCGCTATTCGCCAGACCATCGCTTACGACACTCGCGCTCTCGGTTGGCAGTTCACTTACGACATTCTTTGGGGTGTTGGTGAGTACCGAGACGTTGCCGCCGTCGTGGTGGAAAGCTAAGAGACAGGCACCAAGGAGCTACAGCGATGGCAGATAACGACAACGACAAGAGCACAACCGCAAAGCGAGATGACCGCCGCACCGAGGATGCACCTCGCACGGCTAGTCAGATCAATGACGACAATACGGTCGACAAGACGACCCGCGTTGCCGCAGACGGTACTGAGTATGAGGTGCATGGCGTCAATGACACCAAGTGCTATTACTTGGTGAGCAAGGGCGAGGGAAATCTTCCCGAGCGAGTTGATTGCGAGGAGCTTCCCGCGTCGACGCCTAAGGGCGGATACGCAACCGCCGAAGAGATCAACGCCTATCAAGCCGATGACGATACTGACAAGTCTGGCGTTGACCTTACGCCATCTGTCTTTCCGCGCAACGCAGTGAGCTAATCGCCATTTCCGTCGGGCGAACCTAGAGGGCGAGGGCTACGGCTCTCGCCCTCTTTGGGATAGGAGAGAGATGGATAACGCAGCGCTTGAGGCTTTGCTCAAGAGCATGACGGATTGGGAAACCGAGCCGGCGCTCTCCCAAAGCGATATCGACGCATGCATGGCGATCGCGGCGAGTGTCGACGCTGGCGGCAATCCGCCAAGCAACGTGCAAGAGGGCGCGTCGGCTTGGGCGTCAGGCTCCTATGAGATTGGCGCCCTCGTGATCGATAGCGCTGGCGGTTACTGGCGCTCGATTACTGCCGGCACGAGCGGCAGCGTCGAGCCTCAATGGCCCTCGCCTTACGGACTTGACGTAGGCGGCTGGCACGTTGTCGACAATGCGGTTACTTGGGTTTACCAAGGCACCGCTTGGCTTGGATCGTTCGGACTCGATGCGGCAGCGGCAGCGGCTTGGCGGATCAAGGCTGGCAAAGCGGCGAGTCGCTTTGGCTTTATGACCGATGGCCAACAGTTCAGCCGCAATCAAGTGCACGCTATGTGCTTGGCGATGGCGCAAACCTATGAGCGTCGATGCGCCGGCACAATCCGTCTGCGCCGGGCGGATGACCGATGCTGAGCGCTGGCGAGCTAGCGAGTATGCGGACGGACGCGACGGCTTGGCTACCGCAGACGTGCCGGGTATGGCGTCTCAGCGTTGTGAGCGACAACCGTGGCGGGCAGACGCAGACGTACGCCTTGCATGAGGATGCGCTGCCATGCCGGCTGGCGCCCGGCTCATCCCGCACTGAGGCAGAGGTAGTCATCGAGGGCCGGTCGGTTACCGACAAGCAATGGCTTGTCACGGTGCCTCATGACGCTGAGGTGCTGAGCACCGATCGCGTTGAGGTATCCGGCTTGATGCTTGAGATTACGTCGCTTGATCGAGGGCGAGCCGACCTCGTTTCGTTGCGGCTTGTCTGTCGAGAGGTCGAATGATGGCATCGAGCGTAGAGGTCCAATACGATCGCTTTGAGGAGATACGCCAGCGGCTTGGCGACACTCTCGCCGCTCTCGTTGAGACAACCTCAGAGGAGATTGTTGCCGAGATCAAGGCGAGCGATCATCTGCCCAAGGGTGCGCCGGTTACGGTCACCCGTGGCGCCAAGACAAATACCATTAAGGTTGGCGACCGCCGCAGATTCTTTGTCGGCTTTGTCGAGTACGGCACTATTCACCAAACGGCTCGCCCGTTTGTAACTCCCATTGCCGAAAGCAACCGCGCACGCTTTGAGGGCGAAGCGCGCCGGATAGAGCCCAAGCTTGCATGAGCGACGAAACGCTAGCGGTCGATGAGTATATCTACCGTCAACTCACAGAAGATGCCTCGACTACTGCGCTCATCGCCCAACGCGTCTATGGCGAGCAAGCGCCAGCCGGCGCCGATCTACCGCTCATCCTCTTTAACAACCTCTCGGCGCTTGACGTCCGTGGCAGCGGCAATACTCGCATCATGATTGATGGCCTATGGGTCATCCGAGCGGTTGTGCAAGATGGCTCCTACAACGCAACGGCACGAGCGTTGGCGGCTTGCATAGATCGGCTATTCCGAGACGGCACGTCGCGGGCGGTCGATGACAACAAAGCGTTGGTATTCCAAAGCCACCGCGAACAACCTTACCGCCTAGTCGATGAACAAAGCGGTAAGCCGTTCCGCCATCTCGGCGGTATATATCGATTCTACGCACAGAGCACAGAGGATTAACCGAGATGGCCGAACGCACTAGCGTTACTCAAGTTGTGCAAATTGGAGTTGAGGCTACTAAGGGCACGAGCGTTGCAGCGTCAAAGCTCTTGCCATCGGTCGCTATCAACTTTGGTCCGCAGGCAACCTTTACTGAAGTCAAGGCGAGCGGGCATAAGTTCCCAACGCTTGAGGTGCTTGGTAAAGAATGGTCCAAGCTCACTGCGCCTACCCAACCGACAACGTACGATGAGATTGTCTACTTTCTGACGTCTCTGTTTGCGTATGCCGCGCCGGTACAGATTGGCGTAACGGGCGCCTACACTTGGACGCACGATATTGCGACCAAGGCAGAGGATACCGTCAAGAGCTTTACCATTGAGCAAGGCTCTGCCGTCCGTGCGCACAAAGCGACGTATGCCCAGTGTCAAGGCATCAAGCTCTCTGGCGATCGAGACAAAGTCGATTTCAGTGCCGACCTCATCGCTCGCTCTATTAGCGATGGCATCGCCCTCACGGCAGCGCCTACCGCCGTGCCGCAAGTGCCGATCCTTGGCGATGACGTCACTGTGTATCTCGACGATGACTCTGGCGACCTCGGCACTACCAAGCTCACGCGGTTGCTCTCTTGGGAAATGTCGATCGCCAACAAGGTCGGCCCTCTTTGGGTTGTCGACAAGAGCCAGACCTCTTTCGTCGAATTGGTAGAGATGCCGATTGATGCAACGGTCAAGCTCACGCTTGAGGCAGACGCTCAAGGTATGGGTTTGCTCACGGCAATGCGCAACAGTACGCGCAAGTTCATTCGCGTCGACATTGAGAGCGATACCGAAGCCGGCACGGGCGAGCCGTACCGGGCGACTTTCGATTTCGCTGGCGAGGTTGCCGAGCAACCGGGCGAGTATGCCGATCGCGATGGCGTCTTTGCCATTGACTTTACCCTCAAGCTTGTGCATGACGCGACTTGGGACAAAGCGCTTACCGCTGAGGTTGTCAACTCTCTTACCGCCCTCTAGTCACCAACGCCCGATGCGACCACGCCAGGATGATGACCCATGCAAATTAGCAAGCTCACCAAGACGACAAAGACGGTAACGCTTGAGCTTGAGGGCGAAGCTCTCACGCTTACTGTTCGCCCCTACCTCATGACGCCAGAGGTTGAGCGCCGGCTCAACGGACTTGATGGCGAGGACATCATCGAGGAATTGCTCCAATTCTTCTGTGAGTATGTGGTCGAATGGGACCTAGAGCTTGAGCCTAACTCACCTCTTGAGCTTAAGCCAGACGCCATTAGCGAGCACTTGCCTAGCTCGGTAGTGCTTTGGATTTGGAAAGAGGCAAACACGCGCACCAACCCTTTGGGCCAGACCTCGACGCCGAAGCGAAAGCGATAGCTCGCTACCTCTCGACAGACGGCAGATTCAAACCGCATGCCGATTGGGAGCCGCCTTGGTGGTGGAATCACCTAGCCGTTAGTCGATGGCTTGGCGTCGATCCTCAATGGCTCGACAACGCGCCTTTGCATTGGCGCGATGCCGCGCTCGCTGCCATGCGCGCTGAGCATGATGCGGCAAAGATTAAAGAGGGAGTAAAGGGCAAATGAGTATTACTGCCGCTTCGCTACTCGTTAAGGTCGGCTACGACGATAGCGAAGCCGACGATGGCCTAAAGCGCACAGAGGGTAAGGTTGGCGCTGCGCGTATCGCTATCGGCTCAGCGATTGGCAATCTCGGCTCTGACCTCGCACAGCAATTGCCGGGCGCAGTGTTTACCGCCATGACGTCAATGGAAGATGCGATGTCTCCCATTGGCACGTTGGTAGGAACACAGAGCCAACAGTTTGCCGACCTCTCTGCCGGCATTAAGGATATGGTGGCTAGCTCGCCAGACAATCCGGCAGAGCTTGGCGGTGCCGCCTATACCATCTTGTCTGCCGGCATTACCGATACCAACCTAGCGCTTAAGGCGTTGCAGGATGCGACCGACCTCGCTGGCGCTGGCTTGGGTAGTACCGAGGAAGCCACCAACCTTATTACCTCTGCCATGAATAGCTTTAAAGGCGAGGGCTTGGATAGCCAGAAAGCGGCAGAGCTATTCTTTGGCACGATTGCCTCTGGCAAGACGACTACCGCCGACCTCGCTCAAGGCTTTGGCGGTATCGCCCCTCTCGCCGCTGCGGCTGGCGTGAGCTTTAATGACCTCATGGCGGCAACCGCTGCCATTACGGCTACGGGCGCGCCGGCAAGCCAAGCGTATTCCGGACTCAAGGGTGCCATTACCGGAATCATCAAGCCAAGCGCGGATGCTGCGGAAGCCGCTAAGGAGCTTGGCATTAACTTTAGCCAAGAGCATTTGGCAGCGGTTGGCTTGCCGACTTTCCTTGAGGAGATCAAGACGGCAACGGGCGGCAACGTCGAGACAATGGCGAGACTCTTCGGCAGCGTGGAGGGTTTGAATACCGTGCTCGCATTGACCGGCCCTCAAGCCGATGCGTTTGCGGGCAACCTCATCAACGTTGGTGCCGCGGGTCAGAATATGCAAGAGCGGGCGGCAGAGACGGACCAAACCGTTAGCGCTCGCTTTGCCACAATGAAGAATAAAGTAATGGTATCCCTCAGTGAGCTTGGCAACAAAGGCTTTACCAAGCTCTTTGACCTTTGGGCGCAGTATGGTCCTGCCATTACCCGCATTGCTACTGACGTTGTGGCAGGCTTCCGCACGTTTGCCGAATTCATCACGGGCACCGTTCTGCCCGCGGCACAGAGTCTCTTTGGCTTCCTTGGTGACCATGAGGAAATCCTCATTGGCATTGGCGTAGCGGTTGGCGTTGTCGGCTTGGCGATTGGCGTTACCATGCTGCCGTCGCTCATCGCTTGGGCCGCGGCTCAATGGGCGGTGGCGAGCGCAGTGATTGCCACCTATGCGCCGATTGCCGCCATTGGTATTGCCATCGCTGCGCTTGTCGCTGGCGTCATTTGGGCATACCAGAATGTCGGATGGTTTAGAGAGGCAGTGCAAGCCGTAGCCTCATTCTTTACCGATACGCTTTGGCCAATTCTGCAAGAGGTTGGCGCTTGGCTCGGTACTGCGTTTGTCGCCCTTTGGGACGCTGCGCGGGTGGCGATCGGTTGGGTAGTCGAGCGAGGGCAAGAGCTTTGGGACCTCATCTCAACCTACGTGCTGCCGATTGTTACCGAGATCGGCGAATTTATCGGCAACGCCTTTGTGCTCTATTTCCAGGGTGCCAAAGAGGTAATCGGTTTCGTCATTGACGTATTCCAAGAGCTTTGGGATTTGGTCAGCACCTACGTCTTTCCATTCTTGCAGACGGTTGGCGAATGGATTGGCGGTGCGTTCGTGACGTCAGTCAACCTCGGCAAGGATGCCGTCGGTTTCCTCATTGATAAGTTCCAAGCGGTTTGGGATAAGGTGATTGCCGTTAAGGATGGCATTACGACAAAGTTTGAGGAAGTCGTAACGTTCATCACGGACCTACCCGATCGCATTGCCAATGCCGCTAGCGGTATGTGGGATGGCATTGGTGAGGCATTCCGTGGCGCGATTAATTGGATGATCGATATGTGGAACGGCCTAGAGTTTACTTTACCGGAGGTCGATACTCACATTCCGGGCATTGGTAAGGTTGGCGGCTTTGGCTTGAGTACGCCAGACATCGAGCGACTTGCCGATGGCGGTATCCTCACGAGCGCCGGCAGCGTATGGGTTGGCGAGCGAGGGCCGGAACTGTTGACACTGCCCAAGGGTGCGAGCGTCACACCTCTGCCCGCTGCCACGGGTAGCGTTACTCAAGTCAACGTCAATGCCAATATCTATCTGCCGGTTGGCGCTAATGGCGATGACGTAGTGCGCGCCCTCAAAGAGTATGAACGGCTCAACGGATCGGTGCCGATCACGGTAGGAGCGTAATGGCTTGGACTACGCCAACGGTAGAGATCGCCTTTGTGAGCGCGCCCGTAGCGAGCGCTCCTACTTGGGTCGACGTTACCGACTACGTGATTGGCGATATCGCCATCAAGCAAGGGCGAGTCGCTGAGCTAGACAAGCCGAGCGTTGGCACCCTAGCGGTAACGCTCAACAACCGAGATCGACGCTTTGACCCATCGCACGCTAGCGGTCCGTATTTCGGCAATCTGCGCCAGCGTAAGCGCATCCGTGTGCGGATCGGTAGCGACGTCCTCTTTACGGGTTGGGTCAGAGGTTGGCCACAAACGCTAGACCTCATGAGCGGCAACGCTACGGTGCAACTCCAAGCGGTCGACTCGCTTGGCATGCTGGCGCTTAGCTCGCTCGGGCAGACGCCCTACATTGCTACCCAAAGCGTCTACGCGCCAGACCTTTACTTGCGTTGTGATGATGAGGATTTGAGTCTACTCATTGACTCAAGCGGCGAGGATAATCACGCGGTGGTCACGGGCGCATTGACGCAAGAGCCAAAGGTTGATGAGCCGCCATTGCCGGTCGGGCAAACGAGCGCCATCGCCTTTGATGGCGGATTGACGGGCGGTAGCTTCGCCTATGTCATTCCGCCGCTCTACAATGGCGCCACGCTCAAGCGCTACCAAGCGCTTTCGGTATGGGTCCGCATTGCTTGGCTCAATGACGTGCCGCCCGTCTTTGCGGGCGGTCCGCTCTTTGGCCCTCGCGGTTTCGTCATGGTATCGGATAGCCGACCGGGTAGCGCGTTCGGCAAAGGTCAATTGATCGGCTTTCATGGCGGCACACAATTGGTCTATACCGATATAAGTGGAACGATTCTGACTTGGGCGCCCGACCTTGGCGATAGCCTTTGGCACCATCTCTTTGTCGTTGTCGACCGCACCGCCAATTCCGCTCGGTTTTACTTTGACGGCTCGCTCTTTGGGACCCAAGCCACTACGGGCGGACGCGGGCTATTCGAGACGCACTACGTAGCAACGCAATACTCGATGAGCCAACCGGGCGACCGCCGCTACAATCAAGCGCCCTACCCGCCCGGCAACGCCAGCAACTTGGCTTTCATGCAAAGCGACGATGCGACGTTGTGGAATGACGCAGCGGGCGCCCTCTACGCAGCGGCAAAGGGTTGGCAAGGCGACACAGAGGCACAACGGGTAGGTAGAGTGCTCGACGCTGCCGGTTGGCCCTCAGCGCTGCGCACCGCTGGCTATAGCGGCTCACTGCAACCGATCGAGAGCGAGCTACCGAGCGACGCGTTGGCATACCTCTTGAGCCTCACACGGCAAGACGGCTCAACCGTGCTTGGCATGCGAGACGGCTCGGTCAAATTCCGCAACCGCTATGCGCTCCTCACGGAAGCACGCAGCATCAACGTGCAAGCGGCATTTGATGACGCTGGCGGTGCGACGTATCGCTACGTCGACCTCAAGCCGGCGCTTGATGATGAGTACGTTTATAACGTCATTACCGGCAAGCTCCGCGGTGGCGAGCGCACTTATACCGTGCGGGATGCCGCCAGCGTGGAAACGTACTTTGCACGCAACCTCAACCTTGGTGAGGTCCGGGCGGTCGATGATGCTGAGGTTGTTGGCTTTCTCGGTTACCTCTTGCGCACGTACTCAACGCCAAGAGATCGGTTGCGGTCGATCACGCTTAATGCACGGACCTCTCAAGCCATATGGGACGCGTGCATTGACCTTTGGCTAGGTGACCGCATTACCGTGAGCCACACGCCTCTAGGTGTTGGCAGTGCCAATAGCTATGACCAATGGATCGAAAGCGTTGAGCACCATATCAACGTCACTGAGCTTACTTGGCAAGCCACCTACGGCACGTCCCCTGCCCGTGTGACCATTACCGAGCCGTTCCTACTCGATGGCTCCGCGCCCTCTGAGCTTGACGATACCGCGACGTTGGGACCCTAACTATGCCGATCGTACCCGCTAAGACTTGGGTTGCTGGCGACCCAATCCTTGCTAGTGAAATGAACACTTACATTAGTGGCATTCTCACTAGCTTGATGAATCCGCCTAGTGCCAAAGTGTACCGCTCCGCCGTGCAAGCTCTGCCCAACAATGTCCTAACCGAAGTGCTCTGGACACATGAGCTTTGGGACACTGCCGGTTTGCATAGCACGGTATCCAATACCGGGCGGCTTACCGTACCTCAAGCCGGTATCTATGTAGTGAGTTGGTATCTTCGCCTTGGACCTCAAGCCAACGTCAATCATTATCAGCTTGTGCGGGTACTCCACAACGGCGCAATGGTCGATGAGACAATGCCTCACGTCTATTACGGCGGCGGTCCCATCCTCTATGCCGAGACGTCTGGCGTTACGCAACTAAAGGCTAGCGTTGGCGACTATTTCCAATTGCAGGCTTACCAGAATAGCGGTGCGGCATCGAACATCGACGTAGGCGCGGTGCCGACCTTTGCCGCTACTTGGATTGGGAACGGCTAGCAATGCGCGTTGTCTATTCGCCCAACTACCATACCGGTCGGTTGCGTCCGCCTAGAGTCATTGTGTTGCACGCAGCGCAGACGCCATGCGAGGTCGGGCGCGCCTATGGCATCTGCTCTTACCTCTCACGCTCAAGCGTGCAAGCGTCATGCCACTACGCTACCGACCCAACCGAGACAGTTAAGCAAGTCGACGAAACCGATACGGCTTGGGCAACACCCTCGGTCAACGCGGACGGTTTCCAAATTGAGCAAGCCGGCTACGCAGAATTTGGCTTAGTCGGTTGGGCGTCGTGGACGGACGTAGGACCTATCGGCATGCTCAATACGCAAACCGTGCCATTGCTTGTCGACCTCTGCCGCCGTTGGGGAATCCCGCCGGTATTGCTTGAGCCTGCCGACTTGCTTGCCGGCAAGGCTGGCATTACCGATCACGAGCGCTGTAGCCGTGCCTATGGTGGCGATCATTGGGATTGTGGCAAGAGCTTTCCCATTGCCTATGTGATCGAGCAAGTTGCACACATCATATCCGGGCAACCCGCGATGATTGAAAGTAAGGACGATGCCGAGATGGTCAGGCTCATCAGAAATCGCAAAGACGGCTCGCTTTGGTGGTGGAATGGGCAGACGCGGGCGCCCGTACCGACGAACGCGGACGATGATTGGCAAGGCATTGAGACTCGCCTTAAGAATCTTGTTGCCTTGCACCCGTCATGCGCCCAATGGCCAGCCGCCAACGGCAATCCGCCATCGCTCTTTATCGAGCTAGAGGATTGGGATATTAGATCAATCCCTATCGTTGGCGGATGATGCCGCATGCGCTCATTCTTTGTGGGACAGAATAATACGCTCATCATGATGTGCCGGGTAGCGGCAGCGGTCGCCAGCGTCTATGCGGTATGGGTAAGCATCAAGCGTGATTACCCGCCGAAAGATTCCACGCTCGGGCGCCTATTCATTTCCGCCGTACTCTGCTCGGTTGCGGTGCTCTCGCTTGGCCATGAGCTTGAGGTGCTTGGCGCCGAGACTTATGGCGACTTGATCTCGCCCGCTGCCGCGCTGGCGTACGTCGCTCACGTCATGGCGGCTTTCCTCTTTATCCGTGCCGCCCGATTCCGCTCGACGCACTTGCGACCGATGGCCAGTGCCAGGCACACAGAGCCGCCAGAGGAGGTCATACGCCTTGACTAGCTACCTCTTGGCGGCTTGGTACAACTCGCCTCTTGTTGGTGCTCTCGGGTTGGTAGGTGGCGCCCTCGTTGGCATTGCCGTTGCACTCATCCAACGCAAGCCGACAGAGTTGCAACTTGGCCAAACCGCCTACGATCAATTGCATGAGTTGAGCGAGCTATACCGGGCGGACATAGCCGACTACCGCACGCAGCGACAAGAAAGCTCACGCATTGAGGAGAGCTTGCGCGACCACCTTGACGGTGCACGCATTGAGATTGCCGCTCTTAAGCGAGAGCTTGAGCTTGCACGTATCGAGGTGCGGCAATTGCGGGATGAGGTATCGACGCTGCGCCAGCATCGAGAGTGACGGAACGCGAAGAGGGCCGGTCGCAATGACCGGCCCTCGTTTCGCGTCTCGGCTTAGCTAGCTAGGCGTATTGCATACGTAGCGCTCCTCATCGTCGTAGAACGTCCGCGTGATGTGATCGGGATTGCAGCGAAAGCAATCCGTCTCGGTCACGTTGTGCGCCGGCTTCCATTTCCGATTGCCTCTACTGTCGTTGGCGTAGCCAGCGGTTACGTGCGTCACAATTTCGGGATTGCAGTACTCACGCTTGCCGTCGCTCGACTTGGCGTCAGGCTCGCTACCGCCGCAAGCGCTGGCGCCGAGAGCGACCGCCAGGGCGACGGCTGGCATGGCGCGCCGCGTGAGCGTGCGTGAGCGCACGAGGGCGAGCACGCCAGCGAGGATGAGGGCCAAGGCGAGGAGAGCCGTTGTAGTCGCCTCAGAGCCGGTTACCGGCAGCGTGCCGGCGCTTGGGACAGGCACGGCAGCAACCGTCTCAGTGAGGGCGCTAGGAGCCTCAGAGGGCGCCACGGGCGCCGGCTCGGCTACGTCGAGCACGGCAACCGCTTCGGGCGCCTCTACGGGCGCCACAGAGGGCGTCTCTGCCGGCGCCGGCGCGGCGGCAGGCTCAAGCTCTAGCGGCTCACGCCCTCGCTCGGGGTTGTGCGAGATCGCCTCAGTGCCGGCGCTTGCCGGCACGTCGACCGGCTGGCCAAGGTCAAAGCCGACATCGCCTCGCGGGTTGGGGACAGGGTTGGTGCTCATCGGTCGTTGCTCTCTCGGTTGGTATCTGCCTTGGGACCAAGTTTGTACGCCTTGCACTCGACGCAGAACACTTGGCTTTGCCAATCGGTCGCGACCTCAGCGGTATGACCGCACGAGAGGTTGCGCATTTCGGTTGCCGGCTTCGCCTTGGCGGCAACGCGTTGGACTTGGGTATGTGAGATGCCAAGCGCCGATGCGATGGCTCGGCCCGATAGGCCAACGTTCAGTGCATCGAGGATGGCGACCTCTCGCGCTCGCTCAGCGAGGGCAAGGCGCTGGCGTGCGACCTCTAGTGCCGCCCAAGCGCCATCTTCGGTGCTCATCTTCGGGACAGGGTTGGTGCGGTTGTTCTCGCTCATCTCACGCCCTCACAAACTTGGCGCTTGCCGGCTTGATCATGGCGTAACGCTTGCCTGCCGCATCCGCGAGGATGACATCGAACGTGAGGGCGTTTGACGCCCAACGGCTAACCGCCACAACCTCAAGCTCACGCTCGCCAACGATCACCCGATCGCCTTTGCGTAGCTCGCTTGTCTTTGCCTTGGTGCTCATCTCGTGACCTCTCTGCCGGCCCGCTCGTGCGGGCGCCAAGAGAGCATGCGGCACATTTCGTGCCAGAGCCAAGCGATCGGGCAACACTGTAACCGCACTGGCACATAACGTGCCACGCGGGTAGGACCATCGACTCAGCCGGCATGCCGCGAGTGCCGATACCTCGTGAGCCGGCGCCAGCGGTACCGCCACCTCAGAGGAAGGAGATTGCTCGATGCTCTAGGCGGTGCCGGCGCCGGCCCTCAGACGCGCAGAGAGCGCCCCTAAGGGCGCCCTCTCGCTCTCCTCCGTCGGCTCCGTCTGCCTTACCCGGCTGGCGTGAGCCTAGCTTCCGAGCCGGCTCACTATCTTGCGAGCCTCATCGACGCTGCCCATTGCCTCATCGGCTTGGCTCTGTAGTTCCTCGGCAATGCTCTGCCGATCCTCCCCCTTGATTTCCTCATCCGCCAATTGATCGAGGTATTCCGCCACGCCCTCTAGGTACTCAATCGCTATGCGAATGTCTCCCGCGTACTCTTCCGCTTTAGCTCTGCCTATTGCCATGACTCGCATTGTACCAATCGCTCGAGCGTTTAGTAAAGAGCCAAACACTTATGTTTCAAGTGGACTTGAGCTATCGGCTAGAGCTTCGGCGATAAGAGCTTTGGCTTGGTCAATCGGACCCATGACGTCATTGGCGCAATTGGCGAGGCACCGCTTGCACCGCTTGCGGATCGGTACCTCTACTAGGTCGATGATCTGTCGACGCGTTGGCGCAAAGCCAACCGCACCGCAGTAGGTCCGCCAGCCTTTGCCGCTCGGCATCATGTGCCGACCGATATGGGCAACCGAGCCGCTTGCGCTGTAAACCGCCATTAGGTCACTCATGCGCGGAGCCTATCGCACGACAACAACGAGGAGCGCACCGCACTTGGGACAAGACGGATAGGCGGTGCCGATGACCGCTCGCCAATAGTGCTTGCACTCTAGGCACTTGGCTCGATGCCGTCGCCTAGAGCTTAGGAAACCTACGCTTGGCATTACGCACGCTCTCTCTGTGTTTCCGTATGCCGTATTGGAACGACACAAAGGCGACAAGCACTAGCGCCCAAGTGATTCGGTCACCCGTTGTCATCATCGCCCCCGCGTTCGTCATCGCCCCTAGTTAGCTCACGCATGATTTCCGCCATATCCGAGAGGTTGACCGATAGCTCAGCGTTGGGAACGATCCCATAGGGAACAATGACGTTGAGCGTATGTGTCTCATCGTCCCAAATCGCCTCTAGCGTTTCGTCGACCTCTGAGCCATCGGTAAAGGTCCAAGTGCATCGGACTTGCATTAGACCCAACGCCAAACGTTATCGTCACCCTTTGCAATGGATGATTGGCAATTGGGACAAGTGACCTCGGCGCGTTCGTTTAGCGTTGCATCATCGAGGGAATGCCAATAGGCAACGCAGCAACGGAATAGGCCGCCAGTATTGAGGTTGTGTAGAATGCTCACGCGCTATCCCAATCCTTACGGGCGAGGCACGGCGGGCACTCGCCACAATCGCCCGGCAACTTGATGCGCTGCCCTTTGTGATAGACGTGATCCCATACGCCACGCTCGCATCGCTGAGCCGTGAGAGGCAACGCGGGGAACGCTGGCGTGCGCCATAGTTCGACCGCTGCCGGCCCGGCTAGGTGGCTTGTGCGCCCGGTTGAGAGCGCATCGCACGTCGCTAACTCATCGTCGCTCACGGCTTTGTGCACGCAGTAGGTCGATACCATCGCGAACGCACGCATGCGCTCAGCATCGCCAACGCCAGAGAGAAACGACATAGCCAAGCTCTCGGCTAGGTTGCGCGTGCCGCGCCCCCAACGCTCAAACGGTATGTTCCTACCTCTAGGGTCCCATTGGGATATTGAGACAAGCCAGACCGGCTTGCCGCCACATGCGTCACTTCAAAGGTTGACGGTTAGGCCATAGCGCCAGCGAGTGTCGAGCATGCCGAAATGCTTAGGCGTACCATCCTCGGGCGTAGCGAGTATGTGCTCAAGCGCATAGCGTTGAGCCTCTGTCTGCAAGCTCATACGATCTCGGTTTGCTCTCTGCCGATCTCGCCTCTACGCACTAGCATTACGATCGAGGCAATTGCCGGCTTATCCATTTCGATCGACTCCAACCCTCGCACGAGGTCCGCCTCATACTCTGCCCGTGCCGCACAAAGTAATAGGTTGTTGGCGATCTCTCGGGCATTGGTAGGCGTCAAGAGCGAACGCCATATGTGCGTTGGCACTGGCCCTAGATCAGTGTCGCCCTCTTGCCTCATCTCGGTTTCAATCGTCACTTTGATTAAAGCGCCAAACTCAACGCCAAGCATATGCTCTACGCCAAAGTGATTGATCTGACCATCGGCAGGACGATTGTCTTGGTAGCTTTCGATTGCATCCGCCATTAGTTAATGTCTCCCTCATCAAAGAGCTTGAAAGCATCCCGCTCCTTTGGCCCTCGCTCGCTCAAGCGCTGTAGCTCCTCCCAAGCGACGTGAGCTTGCGCGAGGTGCGTCTGTATCATGAAACGGTTAGCTCGACGTGCTTGGGCGTTGTCGAGCGGTTGAGGTGCGCCGGCTAGGAACGCTGAGCCAATGAGATGCATGGCATTGACGTAGCCAGCGACGAACGCGCCTTTGTGGCTTTCGTCAAACTCAAACGCACCAAGGAAATGCAATCGGTCGTTATCGTCCGGCTTTGCCATCGCGCAACCTCCTAGCGACCTCTTGGGAACGTTTCACGCGCCGGCGCTCATCTGACCATCGGTGCGTCGCAATGAATAGGAGCGCTGCGCTAGCGCCCATTGTTAAGCCGATGACTAGGCCGGTCATAGGTGACCGGCAGCGATTAGCTCTTGCCATAGGATCGAATCACAATCGTCGCACAAGCCATAGCGGTAGACCTCAGTGCCGCAGCGGTCGCAATGCTTGATACCGCGTAGGAACGCCCGCAGTTGCCTCTCTGCCTCTTGCATCGGTTCACCATTCCAGAATGAGGGAAAGCCAGTGCGCGCCCATAGGAGCGCATCGGCGGTGCGATGGTCGACGTGCACGCCCGTCTCATGCCAGACAACGGACGCGGCGAAGTCAACCCAAGTCATTGGCATGAGGGCTACGGACATAGCCACCTCGCTTGGGTCCGCCAATGCCACAAGCCGTCTCTCATTTGGGCGGTACCACCTCAGGATGCACTAGCCCAAACCGATCGGCCAACGTCTCGGCTTGCTTGGTAATGGCTTGCTCTATTTGTAATTGCGTCTTAGCCGATAGCATCGACGTCAATGGGTCGAGCGTGGCGAGACTTAGTCCGCGTTGATAGCCATAGATAAAGGCATGCCGTGCGCAACAGAAATACTGAAATGGCGGACCATGCTCTTTGACGTCCGATGCCAAGTGAAAGAGTCTCCCGCATAGTCGGCCCAAGATGGCGAATAGCTCTTTGTCGTTGATGTCCTCAGTATCCCAAGGCTCTGAGGCAAACAGGGTAGGTTGAGCTACGCCAGACGGTTGGAGGGGCGCGCCAACCTCAGTGACCGATATGGCCACTACGTAGGTGCTCACAACGTCTCGCTCGCCTCATAGGCGCCAGGCAGGATTTCGATTGGCTCTAGTCCATTCTCGACGCGGATCGGGTTGGCGACCTCGATGCACGAGCGGCATAGCGGCTGGCGCGTGCCGTTGATGTTGATGGACGGCACCCGCTCAGCGTTGAAAGAGAATAGGGTGTCGCATCCAAAGCAAGTGCCGACTACGTACGCCCAACCCATCTCAACGCGACCGCCTATAGGCATCGAATACCGCTCGCACGTCATCATTGGTGGCGCCAACCTCTGCCCGTGCAAATAACTCCTCTTGCACTAGTAGGCGGTTGACGGCGGT